ATTAAGTAAAATCGATCAACATTACATGGCTTTACACGAATGCTACAAAGCAGCTAGAAAAGCAGGATTTACGCCTGAACATGCTTTTTGGCTTATGACTGAACATAAAACATTCCCTGATTGGATCGTAGGCGATGGCGGAATAATTCCTTCTATAGATCCAACTGACGATGAGGATGACGATTAAAGCCAACCGCAGGTATTTAATAACTCCGGATTTACAAATTCCGCTACACCATTCAAGAGCTGTTTTTAACCTAATTAAAATGGCTAGGCATGAGAAATTTGATTATGTATTAAATGTCGGCGATGAAATGGATCTTGGCAGTCAGTCGCGTTGGGCAAAAGGCACAAAGTTAGAGTTTGCTGAAACGCTTGACGAGGAACGCAAATTAGGTCAAGAGATTCTTTACGATCTAGGAACTACCGACATTGTGAGGTCAAATCACACAGATCGCATTTATCAGACTTTGCTAAAAGGTGCGCCATCACTTATTGGATTGCCTGAATTAGATTATGCAAAATTTATGGATTTTGCTGGCTTAGGCATACGATTCCATAAAAGGGCATACGAGTTTGAAAAGGGCTGGTATTTGGCTCATGGAGACGAAGGCAACATGTCCAAGCATGCAGGTATAACAGGCCTTAATTTGGCCAAGAAATGGGCTAATAGCGTGGTTTGTGGGCACTCGCATAGGCAGGGTGCAGTCCGCCACCAAACTGGCTTAAACGGCCGTTATTCAACGATTTGGGGCATTGAGGCTGGCCATCTTATGGACATGCGCAAAGCTAGTTACCTAAAATACAATTCAGCCGACTGGAATATGGGCTTCACAGTCCTAAGTTTTGGCAAAAAAGGCCATCAAGTAGAGCTGATACCTGTTAATCATGACGGATCATTTACATACAATAGAAGGACTTATGGGGCGTGAAACCGATTATCGGGATAGGACGATTGATGACCATATCGACGATTTTGAGGATATTAGCGTTATCTAATCGTTATAAAACATTAGCCCTTAAATGGTTGCGCTGTCGGTAAATAGGTTCATACTAAACCCTAACTGAACAAGGCGTTCAGTAAAAGGGAGCAAAATGACATTTGAAAACTTTGTTTATTTAAGTATCGCTTTATTTACTGGCACATTTTTTTTGCTGGCTTATATTGACGATCAAAAACAAACACATTATTGGCGAGGTCGTAAAGATGGCTGGGATATGCACAGAAGAATGGTTCAAAATAAAACCGATCAGGTGTTTGATTATGACAACTACAAGTGAGCAGTTGTTTGACCACGTTACTGAAACCATCCATCAAAGAGGTTCGAAGTACGGCCATCCGTATCCGCAGCATAAAAGGATTGCAGAGCTGTGGAGTGCCTACCTTGGCTATCCAATTACAGCTAACCAGGTCGCTATGTGTATGGCGATGGTTAAAATCAGCAGAAGTGTGGAGTCTCCACAGTATCAAGACAACTACGCAGATGCGTTGGGTTATATTGCAATATCCAAAACATGTCAGGATGCGATGACCGATAGCGCATTAGATTGGCAGGAATAATGGCCTTCAACCTAGACGATTACACCACAGTTCAAGAAAGATCAAATATATTTTGGGAAAGGTATCCAAATGGAGCAGTACGAACAAAGATTATCTCGGAGTCAGACACTAGAGTCGTTGTTGTATGTGAATTATTTAGAGACGTCTCTGATGAAAAACCATTCGCAACAGGTCATGCTAAAGAAGTCATCTCGGAGCGTGGGGTTAATCGTGATTTTGCGCTTGAAAATTGTGAGACTTCGGCTCGAGGTGTTGCTTTTAAGACGGCTAATATCGGTACTGAAAAGCATGGACCGAGTAGAGAAGAAATGGCTAGAGTAAATGAAAAAGAAAAAGTCATATATGGTCGGCCAGGCTCTAGGAGTGCTGCGGTTGAATCTGCGCTACGTCAAGCTTTCAAGGCGGATGAAACCGAAACCAAAGATCCTACGCTTGTATCGTGGAGTGTTGGTGATGTCGTTGATGTCGCTAGCAGCGGAGAACCTAACCCACCACCAGAGTGCGAGCACGGACACATCCTTAAAACAGGATTAACTAAAACAACCAATAAGCCGTATTACGGATATGTTTGTAAAGAAGGCGTTAAAGAACATGCACGCTGGGCTAAAATCACAGCTGCAGGTGGTTGGTATTTCCCTGAGGATAAGGAGTAACTATGGGCTACATAGCATTTATTAACGGCAAAGGTGTACAAGTCGTTATGGATGATAATGGTGTGCATTTAGAGGAATCAATTATCAAATGCGAAGTTTGCGATGATGACCGAATCTTTAAGGATGGCACATGTTTCAAATGCCATGAGCTGCTAAATCATGACTAATTACACTCAATTCAAATGTAATGGCTGCAAACGCAACACAGAGTTCTTATGGCTTGACTCTATGGATTTACCAGATGGATTTAAGCTGTATCAATGTATGGATTGCGGATGCGTAGGAGTTAAGAATGTGGTTGAAGCGTTAAGCATTCCTGACTCAGAAATTTGTAGATGCGATAAGTGTGGTGGTTGGAGATGGCAAACAAAGCCCTGCCACACATGCGGTTTGATCAATTCCAAATGAAAGTGTTATTGGCTTGCGAGGAAAGCCAGGCAGTATGTAAGCAATTTAGGCTGCTAGGTCATGAAGCTTATTCCAATGATATTTTGGAAGCATCAGGTGGGCATCCTGAATGGCATTTGAAAGGTGATGTTAAAAATTACCTAAATGATAATTGGGATTTAATTATCGCATTTCCGCCATGCACAGATTTAGCTTCATCAGGAGCTGCTTGGTTTGAACAGAAAAGAAAAGATGGTAGGCAGCAAGCTTCTATCGATTTCTTCATGTTGTTCACCAATTTAACTTGCTCAAAGGTGGTTATTGAAAACCCTGTTGGAATAATGAGCACAATTTACAGAAAACCGGATCAAATAATTCAGCCTTATGAATATGGTGATCCTTATGAGAAAAGAACCTGTTTATGGTTAAAAGGAGTTGATAAATTGAAACCTACAAATATAGTTAAACCTGAGGCAAGACAAGTTTATGGAAGCAGTAGGACAATGCCTACTTGGTATGCTGATGCTTGGGGTAAGCCAAAGGCTGAAAGGTCTAAAATTAGATCCAAAACTTTTCCAGGTATAGCCAAAGCGATGGCGGAACAATGGGGTGGTAAATAATGCCGACATACGAATACAGCTGCAAAGAATGCGGTACTTACGGATCAGTCCATAGGACTTACAAAGAGGATGATGGCGGTATGCGTTGTCCTAAATGCCATATTGACATGACCAGAATCTACTCATCAGTAGGCTTGGTGTTTAAGGGCGATGGATGGGCAGGTAAATCTAAATGATTGCTGGCTATGATGAATCATGGATAGACGCCGATGATTTACGGATCACGACATGCCGTCTGACCTGCGGTTTTGTTAGGTAGGTATTGACACATATGATACGCTCTAGGACGCATTCGCCCTCAAGGCGAAAAGGCGAGCCGCGCTGCGGTAAGCTCGCAAGGTGCACGCTAGTTGGGCTCGCTCTATTTGTAGCACAAATTGTTGGCCTTGAAAGAGCTGAATCTCAAACTATAAAAGTTAATACATTAAAGCAAATTACATTTCATAAGATGAATTACAACTTTGAACAGTTTTACTGTTTAGATGAGATTGTATATAAAGAATCAAGGTGGAACTACAAAGCCAAGAATCCTAAGTCAAGTGCTTATGGATTATTTCAGATACTTAAGAGTAAAGAGAAAGATCCTATTAAACAGATTGATAATGGATTGAAGTACATAAATGCAAGGTATGATGGATGCGCTTGCGCTGCGCTCGCACACCATAAGGCTAAGGGTTGGTATTGATGGGTAAGTCAGCATTAAGAGATAGTGGATCAACCAGACATTGGCGAAAGATAAGAGAGCGAATACTCAGACGCGATCAATACACATGCAATTACTGTGGACAGGAAGCTGATACTGTCGATCATGTAATACCTAGACGCTTAGGTGGATTAGATACTGATGATAATTTAGTTGCAAGTTGTTCAAGGTGTAAT